CATACGTGCCAGAATTTGCTTCTAGTTTTTGAGCAAGTCCATAAGAGCCAATTCCTCTCATAGTGTCAAACATCCACCAAGGACTTCCACTCGGGTCAGTAGCGTTTTTCATCAATATGAATTGAGGTTCATAGCCCAAAGTCACATTAATTGCAGATGTATTACTAGCCGCAGTTCCATAGCCGCAACTGATTACGTTATCTGTTCCTGTTGGACCAAAACCGCCAGCATCATGCGCGAAAATATATGCAACGTAAGTATAGCCAGAGCTATTTACACTATATCCACCACCAGCCACATAAAAATTAGTAGATGTTGGATTTGTTGGGAAATAAGGGAGTGCAGTTACGGGGGCTGTATCCTCTAATCTCAATGCGGAATTAGTAGGATTAGCCAAACTACGATGATAGACAATCCACCCTTGGTCGCCGCCACTTACTGTTTTAATTATGATGCACCCGGGAACTGACCCCAAACTATGAGGAATTGCTCTATTTGATACATCATCACCTGAATATGTAACTACGTCAAAAAATTTAGGCTGTTTTCTAAATGACCAAGCAACATAAGTTGAATTGTTTGTATTTGATGCTATTGAGCTGCCAACAGTAAACCCGTTGCTATTAAATGCAGTCAAGGAGTTAGCGTCTGTTGTTTGCGGGGCGGTTGAATCAGATTTCAAATACTTTGTCGCACCTCTGTTTGTATCAAACAATTTATTTGATGGAGATGCAGATGTAGACGACCTTTCTTTAATCCAAACCAACCCACCGTTAGTGGATAAATCAAGTCCATTATTTATTGTTTGCGATGCGCCTGTACCCGTGTACAGGTAAGTGCTGAACACCGATTCTATATAATTTGCCTCAGCAGATACATTATCTGTTTTTGATGCGGCGTTGAACATTACTTCTTCTCCTTGCAATTATCAAAGTGCCAACGCTTAGATGTATTTACAGAAATTGATTTTTCACAATGAGGACAAATTGTTTTCAATTTAGGTACACCTTTTCTTTGCATACTCATTTTTGCTTTTGATTCTTCAGATTGCTTGCGTCCCTTCATAGGACTGACTCGTCCAAACAATTTTTGAGAAACTTGTAATTTTGTTTTTTCTGACGGTTTGTAGTTTACAGTTTTTCGCGCTTCAGCAATAGCCGCCCGTCCTTCTGGCGACTTAGGTTTTCTCATTTTTTCTTTTGTTGCCTCGTCAAATTTTCTACCACGCATTAAAAACGACATTCGATTTTTATGTTGCTCTGTATGTTTATAACCAGAAGCTCCATCGCCACCTTCAGTCACATTTGTTAAATCAAACCCAATATCTCTTAATTCAGAAATAACAAGGCATTCAAAATCTAAAGCATCTTCATCTGTTACATCATCTTCAATTTTTTTTATCTTTATTTCAAAACCATCATTCAATATGCTACGAATCTTGTTAAGTTTTTTTGATTTGCGTTCAGGATAATACTTAGCTTCTTTCACATGATAATTGCAACGCTCATCCTTCCCTTTCCCAATATAGAAAGGTTTGTTATTTCGACCGTCAATTAACATATAAACATACGCCATCAGGATTCCTTACGGGGTGTAGTTTTGTGCAACAGTGATGCCGTACCAGTTCGTTCCATCGCTAAAGAACGAGTAAATGTCTTGCTTGCTTGCAGTGCTGGTGATGGTCGGTGCTGTGCCACCGGGCCATTTAACAGTTGACCATGTGACCGTGCGGCTACCAGTTCCATCTTGTTTGAGGAACAGAATAAAGCTCTTGCCAGCCGCCGCTGTCGGCATGGTAATCGTGGCATTGCCCGTCAAGGTGATGATTTGAACCGTGCCGTTTGTCAGCGCCAGCGTGATAGCCGTGCTTGAGTTTGCCGTGTAAGCAGTCTCGGTGTAGTTGGTAACAGTCGGGTTTGTGAAGGTTACGGTTGTACCGTTGTAGGTAAAGCCTGTAATGCCTCCAAAAGCCCCGTTGTTGTTGTACTGAAGCTGGGTGTTGGAGCCGCCCGGAGAAGTTGTTACAGAGCTAAATGACAGCGTTCCCGAGCCGTTTGTAACCAATGCTTGCCCGTTTGTGCCATCGGCGCTGGGCAAGGTGAATGTGACCGTGGAAGCGGTGTTAGGGCCAGCAAGGTTAACTGCTCCACCGAGGTTTGCTTGAAAAACTAGTTGTCCCATGTCGGTTCCTTACGGTGCGATTACAAGCTGGCTTGCTCTCAAAGCGCCTGTGCTTGGGTTGAATTGAAGTTTAGTGGAAGAAACATATTCTGTGGTCAGGTTGCCAGTTGTTTGGTTGGCAAACAGAATATATCGGGTTCCGTTGGTCGTTGTGTCATCAGTCACCGTTGCATAAGCCGTTGGCGTTGACCATGTTGGCAAGCCAGAGCCGTTGATTGACAGGACTTGACCGCTTGTACCCGCCGCAAGCATTGCAGTCGTGCCCGATGCGGTTTGGTAAGGCACAGACCCAGCAGCGCCGCCAGCAAGGTTTGTGGCTGTTCCAACCGAAACCGAGCTAGGAGCAACGTTCGCCCAATATCCAGCCGTGCTGTTGTATTGGATGAGGTCGTTGTTAACCAAAGAGCCAAATTGCACGTTTGAGTCCGTGCCACCAAGCACAGAACCAGCATTAACACGAACCAGGATAACGCCACCGCCACTGCTGTTGCCGTTAATCACAGCCGCAACCTGAACCTTGACGTTTGGTGCGCTTGGCTTAGTAGCTGTGTAGCCACCAGTAACCGCAGGGTTGTACCAAAGAACCTCACCATCGCCAATCCCAGAGGTATTGACGTTACGCAAGGTTCCCTCGTACTGCACAAGTCCAAAGCCGTTTAAGGCAATGTTCTCTGCCGCAATACCCATGATGTAAGAGCCATCAGCAACCCCTGTGGCTGGCGCACCCGTGGCAACGCCAGAAGCGCCCACAGAGCCTGTAAACATCACCACTTGGCCTTTGGTAATTGCTGACGAGGCTTTGATGTAATAGTACTGGTCTTCCAACGCATGACCCGTCACGTTGGTAGTCATGCCCACATTTACAGTCGTGCCGCCATCCCACCAAATCTTGCCAACAGCAGGAGTTACTGTCGCTCCCGTGTTGAACTGCAAGTAATCAGCGCCAAGATTGGTCAGCCCCGTTGCCGTGCCGCCAGTAATCGCCACCGCACTAGCATTCTGGGTGGACATTGTGCCCAGCCCCGTAACTTGCGTATTGGCAATGCTGATGTTGGTGTTGGTGACGCTGGTAATCTGCCCTTGGGCGTTTACCGCAAAAACAGGCACAGCAGATGCCGAGCCATAGGTGGATGCGCTTACGCCTGTGTTTGCAAGACTAATCGTGGTGGCGGCAGACCCGTCATAGCTACCAGTATTTAGTCCCGTCCCGAACGTAAGAGTCTGAGGATTTGCCGCAGTGATTGTCGCAGAACCACCCAAAGTAACAGAAGTTCCATTGAGCGTAAAACTACTATTTTGAAGCTGGGCATTGGTGACAGTCCCCGATGTGATTTGATTTGCGTTAATCGAAATCGAGGTGTTTGTCACCGAGGTCAGTTGGCCTTGAGCGTTAACTGCAAAAACAGGGACGCTAGACCCAGAGCCGTATGTTGCCGCCGCAACACCTGTGTTGGTGATGCTGAACTGATAGCCCGAGAGCGTCAGCCCCGTGCCGGCAGTGTAAGTAGCCGCTACCGAAAAGTTAGACCATGTAACAGCAGTAGTTCCGAGTGTTCCACCGGGTTGAGCAGGGCAATACCAAGCAGAACCGCCGAGAGTGCTACCAGACTCAACAAAACAAATTGCGGAAACCAACTCATCCCAAGTGCTGCAATCTTCCGAACGAGTCCAAGCTCCTGATGCGACAACATAAATCCCGTTTTCTGCTTGCGCTGTTTGGTTTTTAACCAGAATCCGCATTCCTGCGGTCAGCGCAGAACCCCAATCACCGCCGCCTTGAGTTGATAGACCAGAAAGCGTGATATTTCCTGTTGTCCCATAATTTACGGGCGGCTTCCAAGAAATACCAGCGACATATCCGTCAACATACTGCTTGTTTGCCACATCCAAAGCGGTGGCTGGCGCAGTATTGACTTGGGCAGTCGTGAAAATAGCCGATGACGGGGTTGTTGCACCAATCGTCGTGCTGTCAATCGTGCTATTAGTGATGTGCAGACCAGACTGTTGCGGGTCAACCGAGGCGTAAAAAGGCTGACCCTGACCAATGAAGGTCTGAAATTCGCCATCAGTTGAGAAATACGCCTGAACTGGCAGCAGATTTTGAACTGAGGAATCAGCCGGGTTAGACATTACAGCCCCACAGGAGTCACATAAACGATGGACGGGCCAGCCGCAGAACCAATCATTCGCACATAGCAAGGAGTGGTCGGGACTTCAAAAATGATGGCGTTGTTCATGCTCGGCGGCAGAACAAAATCGCCAGTTGTGGAGCCGCTTACGGGCAAAACAGGAGCGCTCAACCCTGTCGGGCCAAACTTAACAGCAACGGAGGTTGCGCCAGTGTTAATCAGCGAAACAAACGTGTTTTGGTCGTTTGTGCTTGAGGTAATTAGCACTTCAGAGGTGGCGCTTGCCCCCACCGAAACAGCCGTTGTTTTGCCAATAGAGCGAATGGTGGAGGAGATAGCCATAGACCTTCCTTTTGAAAGATATTTAATTCTAGCCCATTAGCGGCTTTTTAACCACTTTCCAATGTGCCCTTCAAAAATCTTTAGCCCAGTATGCCCCATCGCCATTTCTGGGTCAATCCATACCTTGCCGCCGATTTTGCGCCAGCGAATGCAAAAACTGAAGTCCTCGCCCCACTTGTAACCATCCTCAAAAATATGGTCAAAAAGCGGGTAAAACTGCTTGTCACGCTCTGCCGTGTAATAGTGCTTGTCTGGGTAAGCCTCAATCATCTTACCAATGCACTCTCGGCTTAACTTCATAAACCCTGTTGGAATTGACTTAACTTCCAAAAGCCCTGTTTCGGGGTCTGCCCACAATTCTGGCTTGTCAAGATAATGAATAGGGTACTGAATCGGGTCACGGCGCATCGGATACACCCCGCCGACCACATCAGCCTTGGCATCAATCAGACGCAAAAGAGCGCCCTTTTCCCAGCTAACGTCATTGTCAACAAATACCAAGCAATCGCAGTCTGACTCCCAAAAGCGGGTGGCAATCACCCCTCTTGAATCTGCAATTAAGGCGTTTCCAATATCGTCAACCAGTGTAAATCTGTCGCCCCTTTGAACCAAATCAATCAAATCGGTAAAGAGGGAGCGCATCGTTGATACGTGTACCACGCCCGTATAGGCGGGAATCGCAATCATTACGTGCATTGTGTCTCCAAAGAAAAAGCCACCCCACAGTTAAGCAGGGTGGCTCGGTCAGTCAAGATTAGGCTGTGATGCCAACATTCTTGAGCGCTGTGATAATGGCATTGGTAGCTGCCACAAACTCAGCGGTAGTCGGTGCTGCGGTCAGCGCAGTAATAGCGCCAGCTTGAGCAACGGGGGTTTCGCCATAAAAGCCAACCAAGCCGCCAGCCACACCAACAGCAACGCCATCAGCGGCGTTACCGTTAAGCAGGTAGACGGGGGTTACGGTTGATGCGGGGCCGGGATTAGACATAATCTGTTTCCTTTCCTAGTGAAGTTGATTAGGAAGCCACACGGCAAGCGAGTTCGGGATACAAGGGCGCCCAGCCGTACAGCACATCAATACGAGTCGGGATAGAGTCGTTGTTGATGGTGTATTGACGGACAACACGCATGGACAGACCGATTTCCTTGTCGGAAGCACGACCAGCAAAGTGAACACCCTCGGGCAACTCAAGGTCAGCCATCGCAAGCGTGAAGGCGTTGCGGTGCATGATGATATTTTGCGGAGAGACTGTGCCAGAAGTGTTGTAGAACGTGATAGCAGCCGTTGCGCTGGCGCTCGGGATGCTGACGTTCTGGAACTGACCACCACTGATGATGGCGGGGCTGACAACCACGGTGGAACCGCTAATCGACTTGATGACGAAATTGCGGAGGCGGTTGGAGCCGTAGGCTTGACGGTTCTGGGGGTTCACAGCATACACGCCAGCAATGGTGAAAGTGTCGCCCACGTTGGGGGTCACAGTACCAGACTTGGTGATGGTGATAGTGCTAGTAGAAGCCCAGCCAGAGGTCAGGATGCCAGCGTTGCTTGTGGTTGTGTCAGCGGTAGCAGTACCGTTGAACGAGCCAAAGGTCTGTGCGTTCACGTTCTGGTCAAGTTTCCAGTTCATGCCAGCAGAGTCACGACCCATCAAGCCCTTGCGGTATTGCTCGCCAATCGCCTCTTGCGGCACGAACAGACCCTTGAGGCTGTTAACAATGGTCGCAGAAGTGAAGGGTTCAACGATGCAAGAACGACGACCATCACGGGGAGCGCCTTCAGCATCCAGATAAGCGGCGGCGGTCAGGTATGTACCGAGGTCGCTAGAAGGAGTGCCGGGGGTTCCGACGATGTTGGCGGTGTTCAAACGGGCGGTGGTCAGACCGTCATAGTCAATCTTGTTTGCGATTGCGGCTACGGCAGGCTTCAACACACGGTCAGAGAACATATCCAGCGAAAGAGCCAAGTCCTGAGTGGTGAACTGGGTGTCAACGTGGAATTGGGTGGACAACGTGACGGGAGTGCTGGTTTCGTTGAAATCTTCAACATTCAGCGCAGGGCCAGTTGTACCGATGAAACGACCGGGGCGGCGAACGTTCACAGTTGCGCCAATCTTTGCGCCAACAACAGCGAACTGGTCGTCGTAGTTACGGTCAACTTCAGAGGTGAAGGTAAGTTCGTTTTCCAAGACCATCAACGCTTCGTTGGTAATCTTGCTAATGGTAAGTAGCGTGTTTGACATTTACGCTCTCCTTTTCAAGAAAAATTCGATGAACAAAAAAGGGTTGTCAGCGAACCTTACCCGCTTTACGTGCTGCTTTCCATTCGGCGTAACTTCCATACCATTGCCCATCGCTGGACATTTTGGTTTCAGCTACACCAGAAGCTGCACGGATAGGCGTGACAGGCGCTGGCGCTTTACTTTTTGCCACAGGTTTTTCTTCGGCTTCGCCTCAAATCGCGCCTCTAGCTTACCGATTTCCTTCAAGGCCGCACGAGTTGGCATAGCCGCAACTTTTTTGGCGAATTCGCTGTTCTCTGCGAGGTGATATAGGATTTTTGGCCCTACATCGCTCTCTAGGATGGCATCACGAATATCGTTAGACACAACCACATCAGAAGATGCAACCATGTCATCAAAGTCGGGCAATTCAGCTTTGACTTGCTCCACCTTCTGCGTCCAAGTCTCAATGACTTTTTGGCGTTCGGCTTCAACTTTAGCCTCGGCTTCCTGCCGTTTCATTTCCTCAATCCGCTTGTCAGCCGTGTACTCTGCTAGAGCCTTGGCATATTCAAACGCATCTTGGAACTGACTCGGTTGGGGTTCTTGGTCAACCACGGGCTGTTTTGGAGCCTGTTGACGTTCAAGCGCCGCCAATCTTTCCTCTAGCTCAACCCTACGCTGGCGTTCAGCCTCTGCCTCACGGCGAGCTTCTTCACGCTGCTTAGTAATCTCGCTAAAGCGCCTTTCCAGTTTCGGATTCGCCTTTTTAGGCTCGTCCTGTGACTTGGCTTCCTCTTTCGCTTCAGGCTCACTCCCGTCTACTTCTTCCGTTCCCGGCTCCTGTTGTTGCGTTTCTGCAACATCGGCCTCGGGTGTTGGTTCCGCAGGGGCTAAACCCAACTTTTGTGCATAGAACTCAGCCGCATTTTCGCTAGTTACAACGTTACTAGCTTGGTTTTCGGACATACGTATCCCTACGATTTAAGCCCAGTGAACCTCACTGGTAAGGTTTGTGGCTAATTTACCACGGTTTTATTGTCCCATCAATGGATTTTGTTGGTTGTCAACATCCTGCGCCGCAAACTGCATGGCGGCTCGTTGCTCGGCATTTCGACGCTCAATCTCCTGATTCAGCCTTGCGGTGTCCATGTTGTGCAAAAGCAACTGGACAATCGCCTCAATTTCCATCTTGTTCTGCGAGGTAATCGAACGGGTGTTCTGGTCATTGACCCGCACTTCTGCCATCGTTTCGACGTTGAAAGCCTTGCCGGTTTGACGCAAAAGCTCACGCTTTGTTTCGGCTTCTTGCTTAACAGACTCAATGTCCATACGCTGTTTGCGCTCAACTTGGAATTGCTCCAGCGCCTGTTGCATTTGCTGGTTTTGGGCTTGGAGTTGCTTAATAGCCATCTGCGCTTGGGGCGGTATATCGGACTTCTCGTCCAACTGCGCCAGCGGGTTAAGCGTAGCCAAGCGGTCAGCAATAATGTCTGCGCCGGGGAAATCTTGATTGCGGAACCACAAATCGCCAATCTGTTGCATGAGCGCAGGGTCTGCCGCCAGAATCGGAGTCATCGCCTCGACTGCGGCTTGGCGGCGGCTGTTGTAGCCGGGGCCAGTGTCCATAACCACATCGTACAGACCCACAGCAAGGTTGTTTTTGACCACTTGGTTGACCGCATCATACTCGTTGACCGTTACCAAATCAGGCTTGCCATCGTCCCCAATAATCCGCAAAACACGCTCTGTGTCGTAAATGCGGGGAATCAGGTCAAGAATCACACGAGCAACTTGGCACTGGGATTTTGTCAGGTTGTCGTAGAAATCATAGTTGGACAGGTCAACCTGTTGCTGTTGCCCGTTCAGAGCCTTGCCAGAGATATTGCCCTGCTTTAGCTGTGCTGGGTCAAAAATGCCCATCAGGGTCTTAATATCGTCATCAATTGAGGCTGATGCCGCCATGATGCCAGCAGGAGGCGGCTCAGGCTGAAGTCGCTGGGGCGCTGGCGCTGGACGACCTTCAATGTCCGTCTGCTTGTAACGCAGAAGCGGGAAGCTCTTTGTATTGGCTTGTGCCCAATCGTTTTCGTGGCCTTCGTCCTGACCCTCTGCCATTATCCATTTGGCCTTGGGAGCTAGTGCAACCGACTCGGTGAGCGAGGTTTGCCAGAAGTTGTACATACGCTGGGCATCTTTGGCGTGACGCACCATGCCAAATTTCTTGCGCTTGTCCCCAACGATGCAATGCCGCCCGTAAACAGGAATGATGGGGATGTAGCGTCCGGGCCACTCGCCCTCCTCCAACACCTCAACAGCAGTCAGTTTGCACCATTTAATTGACTTCTTAACGCTCATGCGCTCGTCAATCGGGTACACCCCGCCAGCAACAAGCATCTGCTCAGATTTCTTGAAATCGCTCTCAAAGATGCTGCTTCCATCGCTCAGAAGCAAGAGCTTTTCTCTTGTCCGAACGGTGTAAAAGTACTCGGCTAGGCGAATATCCTCTTTGGTAATCCACTCAGACTGACTGTCGCCCGTACCACGCTGGCTAAAGCTCGTGTCTTCAGCGTCTGGGTACATCTTGTGGAAATCTTTTTTACTGAGCATTGTTGTAACAAGGCAACGCTCGGCATCAGAGCCATCAGGCAAGACGCTGTTAATGTCGTAATAAACTGTGAACGGGTTATCCACAGGGTCAATGTAGATTTCCTGCTCGAAACTGTCCTCACGCACGTAGTCTGTGCGGATGCGGATGTAACCCCAACCCATGCGAACAGCGTAATCTGCGGCTGTGTCATAGGCGTTGTCAGCGTTGGAATTGGCCTCAATGTGCCGAATCATGCCTTGGATAACCTCGGCAACCTTGGCATCGGATTGGCTGTTCATCCCGTGGACTTTGGGACGAGGGCGTTGCTGACGGATTTGGTTAACAACTTGGCGGCAATAGCCATCCAGCTTGTTAATTGTCAGAACGGGGCGGGATTCTAGGTTGCGGGAGTTTTGTAGCTCAACAGGCCACTGGTCGCCGTTGACAAACTTTAAATCTTCAAGCGCCTCTTGACGATTCATCGTATCCGCATCGTTAGCCATCTTCAGAAACTGCTTGGCTTCGTCGATTCTGGGGTCGTAATCGTCCTGATTGGTTTGTGTAGCCATGTTTAGCCCATCCAACTGTGTGCGCTCCCGTAGGAGTGCGGGATTTGTCGCTGACTCTTGCGCTGGCGAGGTTCGTTGACCATCAGCCCAATATATCTAAACGCATCTGCCCCGTGACTGTAATGGTCGTGAAGCGGTGTACGGCTAAATTGATTGGTTTCAGGGTCAACCTCGTAACGATAGTGTCTCAGGCATTGTAGCCCTTCGTGGCAATTTTCTCTATCAAAATAGCACGACCTAAACATCGTCCTTGCGGCGTTAATTGAGTCAGCCACAGGCACTCGCTCAAGCACCCGAGTCTTGTACCCAGCCGCCCTAACAATGTCCTCAATGCTCCTGCCTTGGCTTGCCAAAGTCTTGTTCTGGGCATCATGCGGCAACCAGAGCGTGTCGTACACATACCCAAATGTCTGCATTTTGGCTAGGATTTCGGTCATTGTGGTCTGGTTAACCTCGTAGTACCGAATCAATCGGGTTTCCATGCCGATGAACTGAACAAACCAAACTGCGGTCATGTCAGCCCAACCCAAGTCGAACACGGCATGGACGGGCTTAACAGGGTCAAATGGAACCCGTGTAATCCTGCCTTCAGCCTCTGCCATCTGCATTTCCCGAGCAAAGATAGCCCCATCAATGGTCAGGCGGCACATTCCCTCCCAGACCGTGTTGTAAGCCTGAATATCCCGGCTCTTTAGCGTGTCCTTTTCCTCCCGCAGGGTTTCAGGAAACCACGGGTTATCAGACCAGTTAATTTTCTGAACCACAGCGTTCTGCGGTGGGTTTGCCACAAATCGCTGGTAGGTTTCATCAGTCTCTAGCTCTGGGTTAAACGTGACCCAGATTTCGGACTTCTCTTTACGGATGGTTGGGATTAACACATTCCATGAGTGGCGGCTCACCGTTTGAGCCTCCTCTACCCAGCAAATATCCACGCCTTCATAGGACTTAACATTTGCAACGTTGTTTTTCAGCCCTACGAAATTGAATTCTGAGCCGTTTTTGCCCCGGATTTGGGCTTGCGTGACCTCAAAAAAGCTGTCTAAGCCCATAGCCGTGATTTGGTCACTCAGCAGCTTATGCACCGAATCTTTGATAGAGGTCTGAAACTCACGGGCGCAGAGGATACGCAAAGGCTTTTGGACGCACTTAATCAGGAGCGCCCTAGCAACCCCCCACGACTTAGCGCCACCACGCCCACCAAACAGGACACGGTAGCGAATCGACTCAGGGTTGAACAGGCATTCCAGTTTCGCAGGGAACTGGGCTTTGGCTATTGCGTTTTGAGCTTCACTCATTCGGCTTTACAAATGAGACTTGGATGCCCTGTAAAGGCTCACCATCTGCGCCCGTTAACTCTTGCTTAACGGTTTCAGACCAGCGCATTTGGCTTTTTGTCCACCAAATCAGGCTAGTTGTGTCTCCAGCAAGCGCCTTTGAATAGAGCGTTTTGGCAATCTGGCTGTTGGCCTTCGCCTTTCCCGCATCAAGTTCGTGGCGGTAATGCTTGCGTAGCGTCTTGTCATCTATCCCTACAAGAATAGCTATCTGCTCGTGCGGCAAGCCCAAACCGCTAGTCGATTCAACTAGGCGGCGCTGCTCATCGGTTGGCTGATGTTCGTGTGACATTTTATAAAGGGGAAGTGTTACATTAGTTTACTGCTTCTGGGTTTTGAGTCAACAACACAGCTTTTTTGCCTGTGAAGTCTTCCCATCGCTTAACAATAACATCGCAATATTTCGGGTCTAGTTCCATTAATCTTGCTACCCGGTTGTTTTTTTCAGCCGCAATTAAGGTAGTTCCACTTCCACCAAATGAATCCAACACAATATCACCGCCTTTTGTGTTATTAAGCATTTGATACTCAAATAAAGCAACAGGCTTCATAGTAGGATGTTCACCGTTTCTTGATGGTTTTTCAAACTCAAGAATTGTTGTTTGTTTGCGGTCTGCCGCCCAAAGATGCCCAGCGCCATCTTTCCATCCATAAAGACATGGTTCATGCTTCCAATGGTAATCTTGTCTTCCCATCACCATTGTTGATTTTTTCCATATTAAACATTGCCGTACTTTCCATCCAGCATCTTGGGCTGCGCCTCTAAAGTTATATCCTTCTAAATCGGCATGCCAAATATAAAAAACTGCTCCCGGCTTCATAACAAGGTCAGCGGTTACATAAGCATTTCGCAAAAATTGACGAAAATCATCGTCAGCCATCTCGTCATTTTTAATTTTTAATGCATCTTTTGTTTTACCTTCATACGCAACATTGTATGGCGGGTCTGTTAACCACATATCCACAAGTTGTCCGTCACATAATTTTTCCATGTCTGTAACGCTACATGAATCGCCGCACATCAGCCTATGTTTGCCTAATTGATATATATCACCCTGTTTTGTTTTAGGCTCAATAGGAATTGGTGGCGCATTATCCTCATCTGTTAAGCCTTCAATCTGTTCAGGCTCAAGCAACGCATCTAGCTCTTTTGCGTCAAAACCAAGCACATCAAGGTCAAACCCAAGCTCTTGCAGATTTTTAAGCTCTATTTTTAAAACATCATTGTCCCAACCAGCATTCAGCGCCAGCTTGTTGTCGGCTATGACATATGCCTTTTTTTGCGCCTCTGTCAGGTCTTTAAGCTCAATCGTAGGCACTTCGGCATGACCGAGCTTTCTAGCCGCCATAAGCCTTCCATGCCCAGCAATGATGCCGTTCTCGCCATCAACCAGTATCGGATTAGTCCAGCCAAATTCCTTAATGCTTGCCGCAATCTGAGCAACCTGCTCATCGCTATGAGTGCGGCTGTTGTTTACATAAGGAACAAGCTCTGCAACTTTCTTTACGGTAATTTTCATTTCTTTTTCGCAGTTTTGCTCTCTGATTTCCCGCCTTTTTTGCCAATAGCCTCACGCTGGACAGCATACCCAATCGCCACGGCTTGTTTAGGAGGCTTTCCAGCTTCGATTTCTTTCTTGATGTTCTTCT